CTGTTCCAAATGCTGAAAATTTTGCCATATTTTTACTCCTCGTGGCTAATCATATAATCAATGGTTAGCCTATAATAATCGTTGTCTGGGTCGTCGTCGTGCTGCTCTATGGCAGGCAAAACCGCCCCGACATAAACACCACTCGTTCCCCCCATCGTCCCTCGATAGCCTTGCAGAGAAATCCTAAGCTGCTCCAAAACATCTAACGCGCTCTGATAGGTTTTTGCCATGACATCGAATTGAATTCTCGGTGTTGAGAGACCATTATGGGTTTGATCGTGCGTAAGCAAGCGCTCAGTACTAATCCTGCGGTATGTTATGAACGGGAATTTAACATTTGCAGGCGCATGCATGGCATATATCCGGCTTGAAACTTTACTCACCAACCCCGTCTGGGCTAATAGATAAGTGACCAACGCTTCTTCTATTTTCATAAGTAACTCGCTAAAACATTGCCCATCGCATCTAATACTTCGCCTTTATGTTCGTCAATAGCAGGGCGCAAATAAGCCCGCTCCGGCAAGACGGATCTACGAGCGAACACATCCTTACCGCCCTCCGATACCCAATGTAACATCTTGGCTCGCTTTGGTCTAATAGTAGCTCCAAATTCATGCGAAGCGGCATATATAACACCCCGACTGCCAACTAACACGCTCTCAGGACTTGGATCATACACTTGAATTGAATTAATGAGCTGCCCGCCTTTATGCAAGCCTTGCCCCTCACAATTAATTTTGGCCTGCGCTACGATCACTTCTCCACCTGCCACCAACGCCTGTTCTGACGCTTTAGATGCAATATCTGCAGATAGCTTAGAAAGTCTATTGGCAATCTCACTGGTATCAATTTCCATTTTGAATTGCATTAGTGCTCGATCTTTCTCGCGCCGAATCGTTTTGCGCTGATGCCGTCCTGAATAGGCGTGGTAATTTCATATTCCCAATTCACGGTTTCACCTCGAAAGGAAGTGATCAAGAAATGATCTTTTTGGTCAATGATAAAGTCAACGGGCACTCGGATCGTCATATCATAGGTAGTAGTGGTCAAAATGTCCTTATTCTCACGGCCTTCGTGGGCTTCAATGCCACACGGAGTAGAGACTGCGGCTTTAGTCCAGGTTTCTAAATCATCACCAACCCCATCAATAGTAACAGCCCAAACCATACGATAGCCTTCATCTGCCATATGCCATTCTGCAGCTTCACGCATCTTTTCTTTTTCGCTGTCAGTCCAGATCCGTGGGGTCATGTCAAACCAGCCTCATAATCTTCAATATCGTCTTTATATTCTAAATCTTCCCATCCCAATTTTCCTGCCGATGTTACAGGATATTGTTTCAAGTGCAAACCCAATGCCTTCGACCGGCTCTCAAAATAGCTCGCTTGTTTCAACATCATCATTTGCTTTTGGGAACGCTGGAAATTGCCGCCATCAGCCGAGAAGTCAAACTCATCAGAAACCTTAGCCGCTTTTTCCAGCCACAATTCTGCCGCCACCTGATATAGGTTGTAAGTTGGCACCCATCCATAATCGTCAGGGGCTTTGCCGTATTTATCCATACAAGCGGCAGTTTCGATCAATTGCATAAGGTCATCATCTGTCCATATCGTATCGTTAGGCTCATTGATCATTGAGCGTAAGCGTCTAACATCTGAAGCTGTTACAGTCATCGTTCTCTCCTATTCGGGTGGGGCTTTTCACCCCACCCGATTGATTGACAGGACTACCTATTTTAGATGGGATAGGGCTTCAAGACGCTGAACGGATAACGATTGGCTTCAACAGTGTTCATCCGATTAATCGGATTAGGAACCTGCCAACCCCAACGCATGTAGCAGCGTAAGGCAACCATATCCTGCTGTGCCAAGTTGTAAATAATAGCCCCGGTATCGGGGTCTTGAATTACAGCTTGATCCAATACCTTATAGGTCAAATCTGTCCGGAACGCATATACAAGCTTAGTCCAGTCGCCGCAAATCATCAAAGCATCAGTTTCATCAAACGCCCCATTCAATGGGAAGTAAGTGGGAATGCCGTCAATGGTGTAGGGCGCTGAACTGGGGCTCATGCCAGTCATGGCAGGCCGGAATAAAGGCAGCCCACTGGTAGTGTCACGCAAACCGCGCAAACGACCACGCATTGAGATACCAGCAACGAAGCCATTAGGCATATAGCCATCTTGTTCAACATGGCCGATGAGACCCGGAGTAGATGTTGCGTCATCGTAACCCATGATGTCATCATAGAGGTCACCGATCGCGCCCAAATTGAGCGAATTACCAGCTGCAACAGCAGCGGTTACCACGTCAGTAGGCCATGAAGTTGGTGCTCCTGTGCCGTGCAAAACAGCAGCGTCAATAAGCGCTCCAAAAGCTTCGCCGATATACGGTCTAATTTCGCCCCAAATATCATAATCAGCATCTTCAAGGGTGCTGATGGCAATTGGGACGATAGTAGCAATTTCTTCCGCGTGGATGTACTTATTTGACCATTCTGCGGTTGTGGTCTGTTTGAAACCAACAGCATTGCTGCCAGAAGGCGAATCTGTAATATCCCCGGGGGTACCGTCTACAAAATAGGCCAGAGGTAATGCGGATAGGATAGGCAGCCGGCGCTGTCCGCGGCTCATGTTCGCCAATCGGCGACCAAGGCGCATAACAACGGAATTTTCAACTGCCGATTTAAAGATTTCTTGCGAAGCATCCTCGGGAATGAGAGCTTCTGCATCTGTACGAGTAATCATTTTTCACCTCACAATTAGATACCCGCTGCTCGTCTAATAGCAGCGTTGATGTCGTTACTAACAGCCTGTTCGGCGTTTCCACCGTTAGACAGCTTCGTAACTCTAAACAATTCTGGCGCAAGTTTCTGTAAATCTTTCCACTTTGGAGACCCGTCCTCTGTGAATAAATTTTCTGAAACTGCCAGGGCGTAAGCCGCCTTAACGTTAGTGCAATTGACACCCGGCCTAATTGCTTGTTCTGCGAATGTGGCTCGGCGATTGTACTCCACGGAACGCCGTTCCGCTTCATCCAATAGCTTGGCTGTCTCAGCCAATTTCTTTTCCAATTCGCTTCCTTTTTCGACCGCAGGGCTCAGAGCTTTAACCTGCTCGGAAAGTTTCCTGCGATTTTCTTTTTCACTATCGAGAGCGTTTTTCAACCCCGATATATGGCTGTTATAAAGCTCCTTAACCGGCTCATCCAACGTATTGACAAATTCGTCAAACGAACTAAATGATGGTTTCTCTGGATCGGGCTTATCATTCATTTCTTCATCCATTTTCTTTCCTGCTCCTTCAAAAATTATAATTAGCTACTATGGCGCTGCTTGCACATAATATTTCCAATTCGGCGATAAATTCTTTAATGGAACTAATCCAGGGCTATCGCCCCATATTGGGTTATGTCGCAACTGCACCAAATCATTAAGTTGGAAGTCTCCGCGTTTCCACGCATCAAAATAATTGTTGCCCATTTGAGCGCGCTGTTGTTCTTCGTTCATACGCATGAATCGCTCTGTGCCCGTTTCCCACACTGGCTCGTTCATGCCATCAACCCACGGAACCATTGTGCACGCCCCATTAGGGTGATCTGATAATGGAATGTTCGCAGGATAAATAGTGCCATCTAATAACTGGCAAGCCATGCAAGCGTGTCTCCTACTTGCCATGCGCTTATAACGCTTTACAACTCCATATTTCTGGTAAGTGTAAAAAGTCGAAGCTCTGTGAGCCCGATTGGTTTCAGTCCTTGCAATCAACAATGATCTCTTGTAAGGAATAGACGCCGCATCGCTCATGAGCTTAGCAATATCCTTTACCGGCATGCCCATTGAAACCCCTTGCAACAATGCATCGCCAATGGGATTGCTGCCCATTCCCGGGACTATGCTGCCAAACAGCCTATCAAGCGGCGCGTCCGCCATGAGCAACGATCGTATAGATTCAACCTGCTGCTTAGGCAGCCCCGTGAAATAACCCATTGATCGGGTACGTCCTGCGTTTATCAAGTTAGTGGCTTCATCAATGCCAAATTCCATTGACTGCAGTACTTGTTGTTGGGTGTATCTTTCAGCCCAATTTAAGTACTTATTAGCCGCATTAGCCGCTTGTTCTTCAAGCTGTTTGTAATAATTGAGCTCATTAAGCCATGCCTGGGTAATCGGCTTACCAGCAGCCTGTAAATCAGCTATTTCTTGAGCCACTTTGCTCACTCGATTGCTTAATCCGCGTTCTATTCCAAGCCACTTCTCAGCCATCTGATTCGTAATTTCAGATTCACGCCGCTCTAATGCGGCCATATAAGATAATGCAAGCCTTACAACTTCTGATGGCATTATTCAGCCTCTCCACGCTCAACTTGGGTCTGCGTATTATCTTCTGGCAGATAAGGATTGTTACTTTGCGACAATCTTATTCGTGCCATCTCTAATGCAGTTTCAGCAAGATCGGCATCTTTAGTCTTTTCTTCCTCTTTATCCGCTAACATTTGTTGAATTTCATCCTCCGCCCAACCGAATTTACGCAATACGGTCACCAGCGGAATGCCCATGTCTCTCAGAGTTTTCATGGCATTGCTCTGAGTAGCTATCTGTTCTGTTTCAATCCGATCCCACGTACATACGGTGTCTGCAGATGCTTCGATAACGTTGGCTAACTCTATCCACCGTTCATCAAAGGTCTCTTCCAGTTGCTTGACTTTCTTGATAAGCGGAGTTTCCATAACCGTCAGAGCTTCGGCTGAGATGTTTGCGCCTGTTGGCGTAAAATAATGTTTCGGCGTTCTGCTAATAGTGGCAATTGTGTTCGTTAACTTATCAATCGTATCCAAATACATGCCGAGATTAGCTGTCCCAAATTCGCCTACCTCAGTTCCTTCTTCATCACTCGCACCTTTAGGTATTTTCATAATACTTTGCGGGCTGGCTGTAAGTGAACTAATATCAGCATTAGTAACCATCCAACGTTGCGGGAAAGCATTAAATTCAGCTACGATCATCATGTCACTGAAGGTCTTATTAATTGCGTCTTGCAATGGAATGACGTTCAAAAGCTCACTCGATGCATGGAAATGAATAATGGGTATCCGCCCAAACGAATTTGGAATTGTTTCAGCAAGCACGAAGCCCTCTTCGCTGATATTTTTCCCATCCTTTTGATATTTTTCTATCCTGTCCTCATAATACAAATTCAAGTGGCTGGTATCAGTACTCGGCGAATAAAACAGCTTGCAGCCTACTCGCATTTTCGATGGATCATCTTCTTCGTATAATACCGCAACTTGACTCGGCGAATTGTAGAAAATGCGTAATTCACCATCTACATAATCCAGCATAAGAAATCCATCACCAGTAATCAGAGCGTCCTTATGCACCTGTCTTGACAATGTTTGTAGGTTTTGAGAATGCCAAACATCGTCCAATTTGTCGTTTACCGATTTGGTCTTATTATCCCAGCCTTTTAATACCAATCTATCACAGGTGGTATCAACTACCACTGCGCACCAATTCTGCACGAAGTTGACCGAGGATCGCTCAAACACTTGACGCAACCGTTCATGCGTATACATCAACGGCTGATCTCCCAGATAATACTTCTGGTATGCCCTCGCTTTACCGGCCTGTTTGATCAACGCTCCATAAGCCGATTTCAGATCATTGTCCATCAATATTTCCTCTGTTCTGCCACCAAATTAAGTTTGTTGTCTCTCACCAACTCAGTCAATGCCCATACTTTAGCATCCAATCGGTTCGGAGAGCCCTCGCCAGGAATCCACATGCAAAGCTCGTCCTCGAGTTGAGGGAAGTAACCAACATGGTGATCCCTACCCTGTTCAGCAATGGCGGCAATCGGTTCGGCGCGGGTCATCTTGCCCCTGCTCGCCCAAACAAGCTTTACTTTCACGGCAGGGTCTACCTGCTTTATCACCGCTTCGACCATATCTCCACCATTGTTCTTTTCCGCAACGATGCAATCGGCTTTATGCCGGTGATAAGCCGCAACTGCCGCGCTTGCCCATTCCTGCGGTGTGCCCTGCCTGCTATCATCTGCCAATGTGTAGAACTCTTGCCTTCCGTTTTGCCATACCGTACCTGCGGTCACAATGCCGGCTTCGTCCCCGCCCGCGCTTGCTGTCGGGTCAACCCCCACCACAATGCGGGTAAGATCAGGAAATTTAGTCACCCTACTTTCGTCTATCCGCCCGCGCATCCATAACGCGCCAGGTACTTCGTCTACGTCCTCTGCTAATATCTCTTGCCGATATGCCAGCGCGGTCATGTCGTTCGTGATCTCGTCCAGCGCCGTCTTATCCAGATATGGATTCTCGTGGCTTGAAAATGTAAAAGTTGCCCACCGACCACTTGTATCAGCAGCCGCGCGTTTGAACAGCTTTGCTGCGTGCTGCGGGTCATTCGCCTTGCTTGCGGAACGAGAATGCAGCGAGGGCGGCGTGTAAATAAATACCGCGTCGCCATTGTTATCCAACAGCATAGGCGCACCAACTGTGTTCCAGGTATCCTCGTTCATGAGCTGCCATTCGTCTAAAATAAGCAGGTCAGCATAATCGCCTCTCAACGAATCGGCATTGTAGGCCGTTTTTGCTTTTATGCGTTGTTCCGTTCCTGTTAGTTCGATAATATGATCCGTTTCGTTTTTGTAGAATATACCAGCATCGATTGCCGGCAATAATGCCCGTGTCACTTCAACCCAAAACCTGCTGAGTTGGTCGGCAGTCGGTGCGGCATAGAGAACGCGCCTGCCAGCCAGAAATTTCTCAACTGCATAGATCGCCATGCCAACTGTTTTGCCGCCTCGCCTGCCAGCCCGAATGATCTTGCGCTTTGCCGGCGATTCGATGAATTCACGCTGCTTCGCGTGCGGTTCTGGCAGCACGATCTCATATTGTCTACTCTGCAATCTGTTTTCTGTCTGCATATTTGACAATCAACTCAATCGGTGCGGATTCCGCCC